AACGTATCCTTGGTTAGAATCAGACATTAAATATAAACTATCATATTCTGTCCATGTTGTAAATGCTGGGTCGCCCGGCCCTTTTACTTGTACTACCATAGTGGAAACTTTTCCAGTTATTGGAACATCAATAGTTACAAATTGATATGGATCTAAATCTGCATCTATTTGAAATTCTTGAATATCTGGCTGGAATTGTTTTACAGGAAGTATAAATGAAAAATCATCATCTGTTTTTGTATATGGAAGTGTATATCTTTTACTATCTTTTACTAATGTGATTACTACTGTTGAATTGCCTATTATTGATATTGTTGTTGTATAATCTGTTGTGAATTGAATATCCGAAGCGTAAAATCTAAAACCTGATGCAATATCAAACTCTGCGTCTTCTGTGAATGTTAAGGGTATTGTAACAAGAACGTCGGCTGTAGCATATTCTGCATCTGCAGGACTATATCCCAAGAATGCACCCAAGTTTAGAATTGATTCAGAAAGTTGAGCTTTTGTTAGAAAGAATTCTCTATAAGTCGACATTTGATAAAACATCAAATTGCCAGTAAGTGTAGAAACAACATCAATAATGAAACTAAGAAAAGATGATTTTGTAAGATCTACACCTTGCAATTCAAGATATTCTTTTATATAATCTGTGATTTGTGATCGTATCGCATCTCTTGATGCATATATTTGAGTGGATATTGATGTGTCTGTCATATTTTATTTTTCCTATAATAGGTAAAATCCTGAGTTTTCATCAAATAAATTTTTTAATGTACTTTTTAATGTACTATTTTTTGATAAAAGTTTTGTTAAAAATTCAGAATCAGATAGAGTATGAATTTTTTTATCATAGTCAAAGAACACATGAGTGTTAACAACTTGGTTATCTATATCATCTGTTGTACGACTTTGCATTGTTTCTAATTTTAACTTCCAATAACGTTTGTCGGTATTTGGATGTATTTCTACTCCAGTAACTTGAAAAGTTGGATATTTGTCGTTTGTTGTTCTTAAGAATGATTGTTCTAATTTTATAATGTCATGTGGTAAAGGTGTAATACCGTAGGAACTAGGAAAAACTATATTTGTAATATTTTCCTTAACATGACCAATGTCTTGTCCATCAAATGAAGTTGTTATTTCATCTGGAAAATAAATGGGCAGTAACATTATTTTGTCTCTTTTGATTCCGGAAAGATCGCCGACTTGTTCATATGATCCACCGAATACGTTTTCATCTTCCCATATTGTTTCATCTGTATTTATATGGTAATACGTTGTTAAAAAAGAAATACCATGATTGCTGTAATATTCATAAACTAATCTTTGGTACTCATGAATATATCCATATAATGCTTCCCAACTTGGGGTTCTTAACCATTTTTGCATTATTCAGAAGCCTCCATAAATCTAAAATACAATGATTCATCAACAACAACAGATAGTTGTGAAGTTTCACCTTCAAAATCAACGTCTATTGAAATAGCAAACCCTTTCCTGTTGTTTAAGAAACTAACATCAACTTTTAAAATTCTTGCTCTATCATCATATCTTTGGAGTTTGGTGATTACTTCTTCTTTAATTTTTTCTGCTGTATAATTGTCAGCGGGTTCAAAAACTAATTTGTATAAATCGCTTCCATATTCAGGATCATAGGTGTATGTCCTTGTTGCTGTTAAGAGGATATTATTCCAAGAGAGAAGAATTGCTTCCAAATTAGATACTTGTTTAAAATCACCACTTGGGTCAATAACAGAGGTATAGTCAGATATTTTATTTTCTGATCCCACTACAGATATATTAAATCTATCTAATATATTTGCCATGTTATTTCCTCTCAGTTTGTTCTTGCATCTGTTTTTGTTTTGAATCTTCTAACTCTGATTTCCATTTTAAATAATCTTGAAATTTTTTAACTGGCATCATAACAGTCTCTGAATATGATTGTTTACTTAATTCCATACATGAAAATATATTTTCGGTTAAATTACGTTTATACTCAGCGACACCGTTATGCTGAATACACTGCTCGAAAAAAATTGTCCACTAAGTCTATATCAATTTCTTCTTCTTGAGAACATCCTGGACAATATGATTTCATTTTAAGTTCAACACCATATTTTCCAAATTCTTCTAAGTATTGTTTATGTATCTCTCTTTTATCCTTTGCGGGAAGAGATAAATAAGCATCAATTATATCAACTCGATCATCATAAATTAAAGATTCTGTAGACTTTTCTTTAATTTCTTCAAACCTATCAATAATTAGTGTTTCTATAATTATGTCAATTGAACTTCCTGGTCTTGCTGATAGTTCTCTTACAGCGGTCATTTCGTCATGAAGACTAGGCTGTTTGACAAAAGCAGAGACTCCTTTAATAATTGGTAATTCAACTTTTTTAACTTTTCCTAATATATTGTCGTGTGGATAAGGTGTGAAATTAAATGTACTTGACGCCTTAACAGTGACTGGATAAGTTTTTCCACAGTTACCACATTTAATTTCATAATTTCGGATTTCTTCATAAGTGATATGATATAATCCATAAAGAAGTGCATCACGATCCTTTAAAGTAACTGTTTTTAAAAATGTGTTATAATCAGGAATGGATTCTGGTTTAGCCACAATGGAATCATATATACATTTATTTAAATGTTCAGTGACTTTTGTTGGAGTCATTAGACTCCCTTTTAATCTTTCTTCTTCTTGTACATTTAATGATCTAACATTGAATGACAATTTTGTTTGAGGTGTTATAACTTCGTACTCTGGATATTTTACATTAAATCCTGTAAACATTAGTTTGATCTCCTTTCGAATTTGTTTTCTTTATTTTTACTCTTCTGCTCCGCGTGATTTAAACGAAGCTATAGATTTGTTTAAAGTTGCTTGAGCTTTAAGAAGTCTTGCTTTAGCTTTATCCATCTCAGTTCTGTTGTTTGCTTGTTTAGCAGCATTATATTCAGCTTGATATCTTCCAACTTTACATTTAATCATACAATGTTGTCTTCTTGTTGTATTATTTTCATATGTACCACAACGTTTAGTACAAGTATCAAACATTGATCTGATTTTTCTATAAACTACCCAACCCACTAAAGATCCTTGTCCAGTATCACTTGAGGCTGTTTTTCTCAATTTGGCAATCCGACCACCAGCTTCATAGACTTTAAATCTATCTTCTATTATTTGGTTATCAATTTCATCAGTTTTTATAATTTGTCCATCTAAAATAAAAGCCATTAATTGATGTTCAGAAGCTTCCATCACAAAATTTAACAATTGTAATTTTGCTAATTTGGATGATTTTGATTCGCTTACTATATACATTGAAAATACTTGTAAATCTTTTTTGTTCATAGTAATATCTCCTAGTATCTATAAAGACCTTTTAGACCTCTTTTTCTTGATCTTTGTTTACTTCTTAATAATTTTTTTTGTACATTATTTAAAGCAATTTGTCCTTTCTTTTTACAAAGATCTGTATTTTTATTTTGAACACAATCTTTCCTAATTACTTGTTTTATAATATTTATTTGATTTTTATAAAGTTCACCATTGGCAGAATCTAAACATAATCGTTTTTTCTTTGAGTTTGTGATGGATTTACATTGTACAGTTTTCTTATTATGTAAACCTTTTAATCCTCTCCAAGCAGCCCAGGTCTGCTGAGAAAATACAGACATTCCTGAAATAATGCCTACTGGGCTTTCTCTAAAAAATGATCATGAAATTTTGACTGACTAAAACGTTGGTCAATAATTTCCTTTGCTTCATCATCTGCTTTTACTATAATTTCACCATCAAGTAGAAGCGCTTTTAATTGATGTTCGTCAGCCTCTACTTGCACAAAATTTAAAAGTTGTAGTTTGGATTCTTTTGTCAACTTTGCGCTAACAATAATCTCACCACAGGTTATTTTTAATTTATTGGTATTCATTAGTATATGTCTCCTTTTTTAATTAACTATTTATAAGAGCGCTAATTTCTTAGCCTCCTATTGTTGTACCATATCCTTTAACTACATCTTTCGCTGAGTAAAATGTTTCTGCAAATGATTGACATTTTGATCTGACCCATGGTTCATGCCAAGCATAATCAATGTTAAATTCAATTTCAACATCTAACCTTCCAACAGTCTCTACATCACTTGTATATAAGTCCTGAGGGTCTTTTGCTGGAAACATTCCATCATAACATGCGTAATATTCTACTGTCTTTGCATCTGGTGCTGTTGTCCAGTAGTACATTAAACCAGCATAAGTAGCTTTTGTGTAACCAGAACCATCTTCTTTATCTTCTAAATCTGTAACACCGGTTCTATAATCTCGAATCATCTTAACCCAGCTATGCATGATATCTAGGATAGGTGTTTTGTTGAATTCCAAGAATTTAATAGAAACAGTATTTCCATAATCCACGTTAGATGGTACTGCCCACTTTACACCACCAAGTCCAGTATATTCTGTTTTGTTTAAAGTTCCACCAGGAGGTGTAACAGATAAACAAGAAGCCGCCAAAATATTCTGAATTTCAGATGTAGAAGAAATTCCACTAATACCGTCAGTAATGTAATTAAGTATTCCAACAGGAATTCTTTCAAACCAAATGAAATGATAACCAGTGGTATAAGGATCGGCAACTCCTACAGTAGTTCCGCCGAATTTACGAGTAAGGATGTTTTGCCCTAACTCTGAGAATGAATATTTCATTTTAAATTAATCCTCCATATTTAAGTTCTTATTGATATCCTTTATTTGTTTCATTGCGGTTTTCCAGTTAGAAAACCTGATACCTTTGTCGTCAATATAAAATGTAGCTCCTAATTTTTCAGCTGTAATTCGATCGTAATAAATGTTGTGTTTCTTTAACCAAACTTTTAAAGCACTGACTAATACTTCAGCTGATGGTTTAACACAATGAACTTTAGATGCCCTTGTAGTAAAAATTACTATCTCGTAACCCATTTCTCTGAGTTCATCTATTGCTTCTTTAGTTCCTGGCATTATATCATCCGATAATATTCCATTGTTCCAACCATTCAAATACTGACTTATGACTCCATCAAAATCAATCATAGCCCTTTTTTGAATAGGTATGGATGGATTTACTTGTTCTGGATACATGGTTCTTATTATCTTCTTTTTCTTTTCGTCTTTGTAGGAATCCATCGGAAATATTGATTCATCCTTTTGAATTTTTTCTAGATAGTTATCTATGTCCATTTTAACTCTTTCATACTAAAACTACTATTTTATAATTTGTTCTGGTTTTTGAATGAGTTCGTTTATTTTTGTAACTATCTTCTATATATATTAATAACAAATGAATATAGAATTTGTTTTATTTTTTTAAACTTAAAAGGAGGAATTTAAGATGACAGCTACACCAAAATACATAGTTGATAAGCTTCGCCAAAATGGGTTTGAAACCTATGTAGTTGGTGGAGCTGTTAGGGATTTTTTAAGAGGGGTTGAATCAAAAGATGTAGATATTACTACTTCTGCAACCTCAGATAAAATCGAAGAATTATTTAAAGAACAT